AAACCCCACATTGAAGCAGTTATGTCATTCCCCCAAAAGGCACCAACTAATGCCATCACCCGCAATGAATCATTCACCGATCTTTTGGAGAGAGTAAAGAAGTTCAATATTGAATGGGTAAAGTCGGGTCATCGCACCGGAGCAAATTATCATAATGTGTCTTGCACAATTTCCCTAAAGAATAATGAATGGTATCGTGCCGGTCGTTGGATGTGGAAAAATAGAGATAACTATACCGGCATTTCAGTTCTACCTTATGATGGTGGTTCATATAAGCAACCCCCATTTGAAGATATTGATGTAAATAAATTCAATGAAATGATTGGACACCTACATAGCATTGACCTGTCTAAAGTAGTTGAAACCGATGATAATACTTCATTGACTGCCGAAGCAGCATGTGCTGGTGGTGCCTGTGAAATAACATTTGCGTGAGGATGGAATGGATGCCCAACAATATTTGAAAATGCAAAAAGACCAGATGAATAGGGATGGTCAACCATGGTCAATCTATTACAAAGACCCAGTGGTTGGAAGTTATGAACTTCATGAAAGACACCCAGACTATGACACCCTTTTATTCAAGGGATTTGATACCAAAGACAAGATTGCTCTTGAATATGGGTGTGGGCCCGGAAGGAATCTAGTTAGATTTGCCCCTAGATTCCTTCGGGTTGATGGTGTTGATATTTCCGAAGTTCTTATCCAAAAAGCATCAGAACATCTACAGGCAGTAGGTATTCCCCAACCAAAACTTTATGTAACTTCGGGTGATAATATTCCTGTTGAAGATAATACCTATGATGTAGTATTTTCGGTCATATGTTTACAGCATATTGCCTGTCATTCTATCCGTTATAAAATCATGTCAGATGCCTACCGTGTTCTGAAACCCAATGGACATTTTTGTTTTCAGATGGCATTAGATGGGGATGGTGTTCCATACCATACCGACTACTTCAATGCACCAGCGACTAATGGTGCAGGGCCGAATTGTGATGTTCATATTGAAAATGAACAATATTTGAAAGATGATTTATCTGCTATCGGATTCCGAAACTATATATCAGATGTTGGTGTTCCTGTTGCAGATAGGAAAATGTGGATTTGGGTACAAGTACAAAAATAGGAGGTGAAATGATTTCAAAACATATAAGTGGAGATTGTTCAAATTGTGAATCGGTATTTGATTTAGTTTTTATGGAAGAACTAGTTTCCGAAGAACTTCCACAATATTGTCCTTTTTGTGGTGAATTGATTGAAGGTTTTCGTGATGATACGGAGGAAGATGAAGATGAGAACGAATCCGAAGATGAAAATGTCAAAGAAGATTTCTTTGTTAGAAGATGGTAGACTGGACATATCAGAACAAAATCTTCAAATCCGAGGATATACAAGACAATGTGGGATTCGTGTATTGTATTACCAACACCAAAACAGGCCGTCAATATATCGGAAAGAAATTGTTTTTTTCAATGCGCGCCAAAATTATCAAAGGTAAAAGGAAGCGCGTAAAGAAAGAATCGGATTGGAAAGAATATTATGGTTCTTCCGAAGATTTACAACAAGATGTTGAACTTCTGGGTACTGAAATATTTCTTCGGGAAATTCTTTACCTATGTAAATCCAAAGGTGAATGTTCTTACAAAGAAGCGCGAGAACAATTTGACCGAAAAGTATTAGAATCCAATGATTATTACAATCAATTTATCGGTTGTAAGATTCACAAGAAACATCTTACTAAGATGAATGATAATGATTATTATTTAGATGGTAAAAATAACGCTTGACAACTTGTGTATAATGTAGTCTGAACATTGGAGATAGTATGGATACTATAGTTGAAAATCTTCGGGGTAATGATGCGTATATGTTCTTTCCCGAAAACGTCGAAAATCCAAATAAAGTAAAAATAGACGCATTTAGTTATAATAGTGTTTCAGAACCAATAGGTGGAACTAGTATGGGTCATCTATATGATATTATTATCATTTCCACCGATGATAAATTAGAAGTTACAAAGTATGAAAGATTTGAAGCAATTTTAGTTGAACCGGTAGAATATATTCAAAATCTTATAAAAGATGGATTTCATGGTGTAGTAGCAAAACGTACTCAAAATTCTTTAGATACTTTTTTCAATAAAATTCTGGATGTTGTTCAAAAGGCACTAGCATAAAATGCGCAAGAAAATTCGTGATGTTATTTCTCCGGATGTGGAACCTACATGGGAGAATGTTGAGGAACCTAATTTGGTTCGGGCATTGAATTGGTATAATGCCAATAAGGATTGTAAGGATTCCAAGAAATATCTAATTCACCATTTGACCACTACCAAGTATCCTAAGAAGAAACTTGAATCAATCAAGAATCTTCCGGATTGGTTTTATTCCAATGTTGGATTTGTGTGTCGTATCAAGGAACGTGGGGGCCCCCTTTCTAAAGAAAATGAAAGTTGGTTGAAGGGTCGCTTTGAAGAACTTTATCAAGAATCTTTGAAAATCAAAATAGTTGCCGAAAAAACTAAAGCACCAAAGGTTTCTATTCAAGAAAGAACCGAAGCAGTTGCCCAAGAATTCATTGGTGATATGGAAGTCATTATGGATGAAATGATGACTTCCCGAAAGTTTGATTTCAAGGCATATGAATGGATGACGAAGAATCAGGTCAAGCCGCTTCATGCCAAGCATATCAAGGCATTCTTCGATGCGCGCTTAGTTGAAATAGAAGAAACAATTGCCGAGGTTGATCCACAACTAACCGAAGCATATTCATTCCTAAATCCGAAGGAAATGAATAAGTTTTATGTTATGCTCCAATCTATTGTTGAAGATGCCGATAAGGTCATCCATAATGGTAAGGCGGCGCGCCAGCCTCGCAAGCGCAAGGCAGTGCCGGTTGAAAAGTTGATTGGCAAACTGAAGTATAAGAAGGAAGATACTGAATTCAAAATCAAGTCAATTAATCCTTCGGAAATTATTGGGGCAGTCCAATTGTGGGTGTTCAATACCAAGTACCGCAAGTTGGGTGTTTACAATTCTGATTTTGGATTTACCATCAAGGGAACCACTATTCAGAATTTCAATGAACAAACTTCTATTCAAAAGAAGATTCGGAAACCTTTGGAAATTCTTCCGGTTGCTACACAGGGTGGCAAAGTCGCATTGCGGAAGTTGATGGATAATATTCGGGCAGTTGAACAAAAGATGACTGGTCGTATCAATGAAGAAACAATCATTTTGAGAGCAATAAAGTAAAGGAAAAATAATGGCAGTTCTAATTGATCTTAGCCAGACCCTTATTGTGGGTGTTATGGCCCACTTGAATATGACCAAGGCAAAAACTGTAGATTCTAATCTTGTGCGACATATGTCATTGAATATTATTCGGGGACATGCTAAACAATTCAAGAAGGAATATGGTGAAGTAATTCTTTGTTGTGATTCCAGAAAGTATTGGCGAAAGGATTACTTTCCCCTATACAAGATTCATCGCAAAAAGAATAGGGATGCTTCACCTTTGGATTGGGAACAAATCTTTGGTTTCATCAATCAAATCAAAAGTGACCTAAAGGAATATTTTCCTTATCGGGTGATTGAGGTTGATGGTGCCGAAGCAGATGATGTTATTGCTATTCTGGCACCCCGATTGAGTGCCGATACCAAGTCCATCATTATTTCATCGGATAAGGATTTTCTACAACTTCAAAAGTATAAGAATATAACACAATATAATCCAATCACCAAAAAGAAGATGGTCGCAAAGTATCCTGAAATTGAACTAAAGACCAAGATTCTTTCGGGTGATAAGGGGGATGGGATTCCTAATGTCCTTTCACCTTCGGATTGCTTTGCCTTAGACCTTCGTCAGAAACCATTGACAGCCAAGAAACTTGAAGTTTTCCTAAATACAGATATAACTGATAAGAATGTCCCATCCGAGGTTTATACCCATTACATGCGGAACAAGACCCTTATTGATTTCAGTTACATACCGACTAATATCAAAGAGAAAATTGTCAATACATTTGAAGAAGTTACACCAGCACCAAGAATGAAACTTCTAAACTATCTAGCAGAACATAATCTGGTGAGTCTAATTGAATCTATTGAGGATTTTTAGGAGAAATAATGCGTATCAATATGTATGAGGTCTTTGAAGATTTTGAAAAAGCAACTACCGAAAAAGACAGAGCTCTAACCCTAATCAAGAATGATTCAAAAACACTTAGGGAATTCCTAAAATTGGCATTTGATCCCCAATATGAATTTTGGATTAAATCTATGCCCGATGGTTATAAACCATCCGATTCAGTCCCAGGCGCATCCCTACAAAATCTATCCACAGAACTACGAAAATTATATCTATTTCGCAAGGGAGACCCCACTGCCGATAGATTGGATAAT